CTACCCATACCACGGTCACCGGATCGGGTACGGGAAGTTTGACTATCAATTTTAATCTGGCCGAAGTTGGCGGAGTAATTGGGACTACAGACACAACGGCTAGCGGGGTAGGAACGTCCGTTGGTTCTCCGGCGATGGCGACGTTGATGACTACCACGACCGATTTCTGCGTGGCGACCTGCATTTCGGTAGGGGGCACAGGTGACGATACTTCCGGCGACGGTCCCGGAGCGGGATGGACGGGGCAGAGCGCGGCGATCAGCCCGGAAATTATTCTGGGTGCGGCACCGGGCAGTATCGCGGTTGCCTGGACGGTGGAACACGACGGGACGTTTATCTGGTGCTGCGCTGGGGTAGCATTTGGCTCTACCGGGACGGCTCTAACTTTCACGAGCGCGAATGCGGCCAGCTTTCCGGCGGGCGCGCAAGTCACATTCCAAGTAACGACCACGGGCGGTGTGACGCCGCCCACGCTGAGTTATACCGGCACCTTGCCGCCGGAAGTCACGTTCACGGACAATGGCAACGGCACGGCTACGCTTGCTGGCTTGGCGCTACTCGATTCAGTCGGCACCTACGATCTGGTGTTTGTGGCGGATGATGGCACTCCGACCATTACGGACGTTGAAGGTCTGACTGTTTTGGGGAGCTTGCAACTGACAATCACTGGATCTGGATTTGGCGGTACGGAGGGGTCTGTGACATGGGCGGGACAGGACGGGACGGTGGTCTCTTGGTCAGATACCGTCATCGTTGTAGGCTCATTCGCAAATGACTTCGCTGATGGTGACGTGATAGTGACTACAGCGGGGGACGTAGTGAGCAACTCATTTCCTTTCGATAACAGCAAATGATCGTCACTCAGAATTTCACGCTGACTATCACGCCCCCCGCTACGGGCGGGAATCAGACTGCCGGATACGGAAAAGCTCCGAATCGCAATGCAACGTTCATTTACCGCCAACTCGGATCCGGCCCGACGTACGAGCCGCAGTGGGGAAACGGGCTGGCGAACTACCTGGTTGATCTTCCCGCCGTGGCGCAGTGCATCTTGACTCGCTTACTTTTGTTTATGGGCGAGTGGTGGGAATCGACGCTGGACGGCACGCCGTGGTTTCAGCAGATACTCGGCACGGCCCCTTCGGGTGGATCGACTTTGCAGCAACAGGTAACGCTCATCTTGCAGAATCGAATTTTGTCAACGCCTTACGTAACGGGTGTCAGTAATCTGGAAGTCGCTATGAATACGGTGACACGCTCGTTCTCAATGACGTGCGACGTGCAGACGGCGTTCGGCGTTACGCCGCTGGTGTTCAGCTACCCGCAGCCGGGGAATCAAGGAATTCCGCAATGATACTTGTATCCGCTAAGGGGACTTTATAGTGGCCTACGAAGCACCCTCCATCACCGCCGCTGGTCTCTCGATTCCGTCTTACACGGACATCCTGAACCTGATCACTTCCTCGTTCCAGCAGATTTACGGCCCCGGAATATACTTAGGTACGGATTCGCCCGACTACCAACTGGCTTCCATCTTCGCCTTAGCCTGCGCGGACGCGCTGAACGCGGTGCAACTCGACTACAACAACCGCGCTCCGCTCACTGCCGTCGGTGCTGCCTTAGATGGCGACGTAGCTTACAACGGCCTGATCCGCAAGCCTTCTAGCTATTCGACTTGCGCCGTGACGCTCACAGGCGTACCGAGCACGGTCATAATTGGCGGCAAGGTGCTCGACTCGGTTCCGGGGCAAGGCTACCTCTGGGATTTGGCTCCGTCGGTTACGATTCCTTCGGGCGGGTCGCTCAATACCATCGTCACTTGCGAAGTCATCGGCACGGTAAACGCCTTAGCCAATCAGCTTAACCAGATTGCTACGCCTACTTCGGGATGGACTTCGGTCAACAATACAGCCTCCGCCGCGCTCGGCCAGCCGATAGAGACTGACAGCCAACTTCGCACTCGCCAGGCACTCTCTACTCTTAATCCATCCTCTACCCTGCTGGGCGGAACGGCAGGCAAGGTCTCCGCCGTCACGGGCGTGACACGTTCGCTAGTGTTGGAAAATCAAGGCGCGGGATCGCTCACCGTCTGGCCTATCCCCAGCGGTTCGCCCTACCAGTACGGCACGCAGGGCCACTCAATCACGGCCATAGTCGAAGGCGGAGCGGACGCTGATATAGCCAGTGCAATTTACTACAACCGTGGCATTGGTTGTGACACTTCGGGCAGCGGTCTGACTGACTCCCCTCCGACCCGGTACGCAACTACCGTGGACGTGTATGACTCGCTTACTGGGCAGACTTTCCCTTGCACGTTCTACCGGCCTGTGTACGCTCCCATCTACGTCGTGATTAACGCGCACGCGCTTGGTTCTGGATTCACCACAGCGGTGCAGGCTGCAATTACTACGGCCATCTACAACTATCTGAACGGACTCTCGCTAGGGGCCACGGTATCATGGTCCGCGCTGAACGCCGTAGCGATGACGGCGGCAGGCAACATCGAAAATCCGACATTTGACGTGACCACACTGTACCTTGCAACTACGCAGACTTCACCGCCGTGGACGTTCACTACTAAAGTGGATATTCCTATGACTTATCCGTGGCAGGTTGCCAGTATCGGCGGAGTGCAGATTAACTCGGTTTAATCGTGGCATATCCTACTTTTTCCGTTTGGCAGTTTGAGGCCGATACAGCCTTGAAAGGAGCTGAGTCAGCTACAGTTCCTTGCCTCCCTGGAGATAAGATTATTGTTACCGGCACCATCTGTTATATTTCTGGCGGAATGCAGCCTACGCTCTATGTCAGGTTCCGCAACAGTATCGGCACTCAGATCGGAATCGCTTATGGTCAGGCCGTGCTTACCGATACGGGTTGGCACATCGTCTTCATTATTCCCTCGATTCCGATAAGAGCCCGCTCCTTTGCCATTGGGACAGACTGCACTGCCGTTACTGCTTCAGATACGGTCTGGCAAATCTCAGATTACCGTGTGATGCAGAACGGACAGGCCATGTACTTGCCATTGGCGACGTTCAACTCTGCGCTCACCAGTTACTCGGTTGCACAAGCTTTCGTGTTTCCACTTTATTACTTATCGCTGTTCACTTCGATGTCTAAGTCGGCTCCGAAGTTCTACGCTTGGGCTGCTATGCTGCTTGCTCCGCTGATGGACATGCTCGCCATGGTGCAGCAGGCATATCAGAAGTTCGCCCTGCCATCGACTGCCGCGCTGCTTCAGTTTGCATATTCCGCCGCCGGTCCTCAATTGGACATAATCGGCCAAATCGTAGGGGCTAGCCGCTATCTGCCATTCCAGCCCTATGGTCCGGATGAGTTGAATATCTACATGACCTATCAGGAGACCTCGACCGAACTTCTGGTCTTCATATCCAACGTCGGATCGCTGCCAATTCCGTTAGTCATCGGCCAGCAGTACACGTTCTCCGATATGACGAACTCCACGTGGCTGAATGGCCAGACCTGCACCCTGACTAATTTTACTAATGAAGGCACACAGGGCTGGCTGCTCTACTTTACTTATTCTGGGACTGTGATAGGCGGACCTCCCGTACCTGATACTGGCGGGCTGGCTACGCTAGTCGGTGGGGAATTCCCGCTCTCGCCTGTGCTGAGCGATTCTGACTATCTTACGCTGATTCAGGCCAAAATCGCGCAGAACCAGTGGGACGGCGAGATCGACTCACTCTACGCGCTTTGGGAGAAACTGTTTCCAAACGGCGGCTTAGTCTACATCGACAATCAGGACATGACTGCGGACATCGTGCTCGTTGGACAGTTCGGAATCATAGCCGAGCAGATGATTGTCAATGGGCTAATCATTCCACGTCCGCAGGCCGTGCAATATACGTATAGCTTTCCCAGCGATTTGCCGCTGTTCGGATTCGATCAGGAGAACGCGACTATTGCCGGGTTTGACGTGGGCAACTGGTCTTAGGAGAATTCATGGCGGATACGAATATACAGTTTATAAATCCAAGCGCTGCGAATCAGGACAACGACGCGACCTATGCTGGAGATGCGATGCGTGTCAATGGAGCCACTACTGGCCGCTGCCCATCGACCACATACAACAAGGAAACCTATCAGTTAAGCATGATCGCTGCTGGGTTGGCCTTTATGATGGCCGCCAAGGGATACACGATCAGCGACGGTACCGCGCCTTACGTTGCGGCTTCGGCACCGGCGGGCGGAACTCCACAAGCGGCAATAATCGCGGCGTTGTCGAACAT